ATCAACTTCCCGGGTGTGGTCACCGGAGAACCTCTGTTGCAGGGGCCGCTGCCAGCGGAGGTTCCGCGGTACTTGGTTGTGCAGCAGCTTCCTCGAGCCTCTTCAAGGCAATCGCGATCGCCCCTGAATCGCTGTCACAACCAAAGAATCGACGACCGCTCAGCAGGGCGGCGACACCTGTTCCACCAGAGCCGCAGAATGGATCGAGTACGAGGTCTCCCTGTTTCGTGCTGGCACGAAGACAGCGGTCCATTAAAGCCAGGGGCTTTTGCGTTGGGTACCTCCCGTGGCGCTTCTCGGCTTTTCCCGGCGCCTTGATCTTCCAAACGTTCTTCATCTGCTTGCCGCCGTTCTCGGCCTTCATCGCTTCGTAGTCGAAAGTGTACTTGTCGTCACTACCCTTCGCGGCCTTCGTCGCCCAAAGCAAGGTCTCGGTCGAGTGCGTGAAGCAGCGGCAACCGAGGTTCGGCGGCGGGTTCGGTTTCTCCCAAACGATGTCGTTCAGGATCCGAAAGCCAAGTTGCTGCAGGGCGAAGCCCACATTTAGATAGATATGGTGCGTACCAGATACCCACAACGTACCCGCCGGCTTCAAGAGGCGGAGGCACTCCGTCAACCAACTAACGTTGAACGCGTGATCGGCCTCCCATCCGTGACTGCGATCCCATGCACCCTTGTTGACATTGGTGCGCTCACCATTGCTGCACGTTGTACCGTCGTTCGACAGCAGGTACGGCGGGTCGGTCCAGATGCAGTCGACGCTCTCATCCGGACCGAGCCGCATGAACTCAAGGCAGTCCCCTTGCGCAAGCCAGGCGCGGCCCTCTGGCGCAGTCCAAACAGTGGCAATGGTCATGCGTCCTCTTCTTCTTGGTCAAGCCGGCTTTGCTCGACGCGTAACTTCTTCAAGGCCGTTTCCTCAAGTTGCCTCGCGCGTTCGCGTGTTACACCCATGACACGACCGACGACGTCCAACGTCACGTTCCGATCGTTCTCCTGCAATTGCTCGAACTCTATCAGGCCTTCGGCGATGTCCAAGGCGCAGGTCGGGAGGCCGTCGTCCTCCCACGGCAAGATGCCCCTGGTAAGACGCACGTGCCCGCCCGGTGTTACGTCGAGCAGTAAGTGCTGGCGACACCCAACGTACGGGCACGGTCGCTGCGCGTTGCGGCCACCCTCCAAGCAATCCGAGCGAACCCGCGGGCGCCAGTGACTTTCTTCCTTGTGGTTGACGTCCTCGTCGTCCGCGGGTTCGTGCTCTTGCTCCAGACGCTCTTCTAGTTCGCCGTAGCTTCGTCGAAGGCGGGGGCGGTCTCGATGCCCATCGCGATCCGCAAGCCCTTCCGGACGCCTTCGAGCTCCGTCCGGTCGCTCGCCTTCAGCGTCCCGTTCTGCGTCTTCAAGTGCTTCTGGATCTGCAGCGCCAGATCCTCCGCCTCCTTGAAAGGGAGCATCCGCTTGCGTGCGGACGCCTCCCTGCCAGCGCGCTTGGCGGTGCGCTTGACGGTAGCGATCGTCGCCGTACCGGTACCGGACTTGACGGCGTCCTCGAGAGCCTTGTTCTGTGCTTCCTGATCCTCGGGGAAGCGCTGCAGCAGTTCAAGCACAGCGGACATGGAGACGAGCCCGTCGTTCAGGGCCTTCTTCGCGGTGGAAGTTGCGGTGAGGAGCTTCAAGCGTCCCTTGACGTGTCCCTCCGAGCAACCGAGTTGTCCCGCAATCTTCGCCTCGTCCCAGCCCCAGTTCATGAGGCGCTTGAAGCCCTCGGCCTGCTCGAGCGGTCGGAAGTCCTGCGCATGCGCGTTGCTGACCAACTGCACGATGGTGCGTTCGGCCTCGTCCGGGCGATCCTTGAGGTCACAGGGTACGGCCGTGATCGCCGCGCCGAGTTCCTTGTTGGCGTAGCGAATGGCGCGCAGGCGTCGCTCGCCATCGACCAGAATCAACTGGTCCTTCTCACGCCGGATGGTGAGGTGTCGCTCTAGGCCCGATGTCATGATCGACTGCGCAAGGTCTTCGATACCGTTGAAGGCCTTGCGCAGGTTGTGCCCGGTTTCAACGACGATCTTGTCCGGGTTGATCATGAAGTAGTTCTTGCGTCCTTCAACGCCTGCCAAGTCTTCCACACGAGTGATGTTTCCCACGAGCTTTCTCCTGTTAGTTCAGTTGTTTATAGTTCGGACCGATCTTCGCCTTTGCGAAAAGGCGGACCGGCCCTGCGGGTCCTTCGAGTTGGAATTCCATACTCTCTTCCATGATCTTGGCGACGCGGGGGCCGTCCGGTTCGTCACACTCGACCATGGCTGAGTCGTGCCCGTTGTGTACTAGGAATGCTCTTGGCGGTAGGCGCTCCGCGATCTTCAAGAGTGCGTCGTCTACGATCTCACCGGCGGTCCATTGCACAGGCCAGTTGAATGCCTTGGTCGGCTCAACTGGAACAGACGGAAAGATGCACTTCCGGCCGAAGGGGGGAATCTCCACATAGCCGTGTGAGTTCGCGAAGTCCAGTGTCTTTGTACGCCAGAGCGGAATCTCGTAGTACGTGCGGAAGATACCGGAGATGATGAAGGCGACACGGTCTACAGTCATCATGGCGCGCGCCTCGATCGGAGTACGCTTGTCCTCCCGGATCGCTTGCGTGACCTTCTTGGCGCCGGCGCCGTAGTTCAAGCCGTAGATGACGCGCTTGCAGATGTAACGCAGGAGCTTCTTCTGTTCAGGCGCGGCGTCTTCGAACAGCTTGCCGAAGACCGCCTTGGCGGTGAGGACGTGCGCGTCCGTTCCCTCACGAAACGCGTTGAGTAGTGCGGTGCATCCAGAGAAGCAAGCGGAGATTCGATATTCCAACTGCTCCATATCCGCGCCCACGAGGACGCGGCCGGGAGGAGCCGCGAAAATACTGCGTAAATCGTTTCCAAGGTTCTGACAGTTTGGACTTGATGCCCATCTAGGTCCGACAGTACCGCAGGGGTTCCAAGAAACGCGCAAACGCGAGTCGTCATCGATGTGCTTGCGATAGCCCTTCGGCTTCCACTCTTTGTCTGCGCCGATTGTGTAGCCTGGGGGCAGTCCTACGAAACCAGAGATGGCGTGTCGAAGCTCGGCGATGTTGACGAACTTCTTGACGTGTGGATTCTCGAGGAAGTCGAGGGCCGTCTTGTAACTCGTCGAGGGCTTCCGTGTCTTCGCTGTGTAGGATCGTACAGGGAGTTTCAAGAGTTCGTACAAGAAGTGCATCTTGTGAGACGGCTTCCCGAGGTCCATGTCCGGCCAATTCAAGTCGGTGCGCAATTCGTGAGTCAAGCGCTCCAGCTTGTGGAACAGTTCAAGGCCCAAGCGGTCCATCTCGACACGGTCGCAATAGATCCCGGACACTTCCATCTGGCGAGCAAGCTCGACGTACTGCATTTCCTTCGCGGCCACGGTGAGGAGGTTGTAGTCGCGCGCTACGCCGTAGAGAGGGTCGGCCAACTGTTGACACCCAATGGCATCACAACCGTTGTAGTAGAGGAGGTCCTCCAGGGAAGCCTCTTCCTTGTTTTCCTTCGTGTCGAAGTCAACCTTCCACGCCTCGGTATCTGTGTAGGTTGAAGCAACGGCTTGCAAATCGTGTGGGACACTCGGGTCGACAATGTGCGCAAGCACAAGGGTATCGACGACGGGTCCCGCCACGGGGCACTGATGTCGCGCGAGAACTGTGGCGTCGAACGTCTGGTTGTGGATAATCTTGGTGACGTTGAGGTCAGCGCACAGCGCCTTGACCTCATTGAACAACAACTCGCGTGTTAGAGGGTCAAGCAGTCCAGGCATTAAGGGAATGGCGACAGCCTCGTTGCTTCCGTGAGGCGACACAGAGACGGTCTTCAACTGGCAACGTGTAGGCCGCGCTCTGGTCGTCTCTGTGTCTATTCCAAAGCAACGACTCGTACTGCGCCAGTAACGCAGGACCTGCAACGCGTAGTCGCACATCTGCTTGCGCTTATCTGGATCCGCGTCCCAACAAATCCACACGTGCTTCTTCGTCTTCCACTCGTTCACGGCGTAGAAGGCAGCGCGTTTGAGGTCACGCTCCAGCACGCCGACAAACCGCTCCTGCCCGCGCAGGATGTACGCCGGGTGCAGTACGGGTATGACGAGCGGTTGCCAAGACATCAGATCTGGTCCTCGGTGTCCTCGGTCTTCTTGCGCTTCTTCGACACACCAGGGAAAGGTTCAAGGCGCGCTACCCGGGGAAGATCTTCCCGCGCGATCTCAAGAAGTTGTTCTAGCTGTGGTTGGTGGATCGCGCCGCGCCGCGCGGTGATACCCTCATTGCGTCCTGTAAGACTCCACATCGCGAGCGCGCCGGCGGGAACGATCACCTTGGGTTGAATCAACAGGAGTTCCTCCAACAAACGCGGACGGCATGCGCGGACGGAGAGCTCCTTCACTGTGTCGGTGTCTAGACTGAGCGCCTTCTGGTCGGCCTGCCCCTGATTCATCACGAGGGTTACAGGCCGCGGAACACAGCAAGCCGCGTTGGAGATCCAAAGCTCGGTTCGATCAATCCCAGCACGCTCGAGCATGATGTCCAGTAATCGACCGGACTTTCCAATGAAGCCCCGCCCTTCAGACTCTTCATTGCTTCCCGGGCCTTCGCCCACGATCGCAATACGAGCTCGCGTGTTCCCGTTGGGGGGGACGATCCGGCTGCCCCGAAGAGGGCAGACCTCGCAGTTAGGGCGCGATAGCATGCCGCTGTGCCCGATGAGGGCTTGCGCGTCCTTGCTCTGCTCGATCTGTCCTAGTTCTAGGGGCATGCTTGTCCTCTCCCAAGGACCACTACAGCACCGCGCGACCCCCTACTCGCATGTGTGGAGGTGGGCACATGGAGCAGGGGGTCGCGCGGCAGGTACTACTTCTTCACCTCGGTGCCACCGCCGGTCGGCGGCATGGGCGGGGCCGGAGGAGCCGGCGGCTGCCAACCGCCGGGCGCAGGCGGGGCGTAGGCACCGGGCATCGGCGGTGCGACCGGGGGCGCCCACGTGCCCGGGGCGGGCGGGGCCGCTGTCGGCTGCCACTGCGGCGGGGCCACGGGCGGAGGCGGGTAGCCGACCGCGGTTCCCGGAGGCGTGTATCCACCGGGCATCCCGACCGGCGGATACCCTACCGGAGCAGCGGCCACGGGCGGGGCGCCGAGGAAGCTCGGGGCCGGAGCCGCCTGCGCCGCACCGGTGAACGGGGCCTCGTTGGAGAGGTCCATCGTCGCCTTGCCGTTGTACTCGCCCTTCGAGATCTTCGCGCGGATCACGGAGTTGACGAGGCGCTCCTCGGTGAGGTTGCCCCCCGCCGAAGCGAGTTCCTGCTCCGTCACGCCGCAGGCGAGCACGAGGCGCTTGAGGAACCCGGCGCTCTTCACGCCGAGCGAGTACGACCGCGGAAAGGTCTTCCCGCGGAACTGCACACCGCCGTCCGGACCCTCGCAGATCTCGTAGGTGATCTGCAGCACAGGCTCGCCCGAAGACTTCGAAGTCTTCTGGTCGACCTTCGTCACCTTCAGTACGTAGTCGCCGGGCGGGAAGACGGGGAAGTCTCCCGCGGCCTCCACGCCAAGCAGGTTGATCGGAATGAATCCCATCGCTCGTTCTCCTCGTTCTTGGGTCTAAGACCCGTCGTTAGCGGGGCGCCGGCAACAAGCTGGTACCGGCGGGCGCCTGTTGCGCCGGTAGAGCTGAAACTTGATTCGGGTACTGCGGTAGACCGATGAACGGACCGATGCGCTGATTGATCGCATCGAAGTGCGGCTGGATGACACCGTCGGAGAAGTAATCGCCGAAGCGCCCTCCAGCCACTGCGTTGTTCCACGGGGCCGTCCGCATCACGACGCTTGTCTTCGGCTTGCCGTCCGACCCGGGGACCAAGACTTGGTCGGCGTGGATGATCAAGTCGGTCGACGCCGGGATCTTCGAAGCGCTCTTGCCGTAGAGCATCGGCTCGATGCTACGCACGTTTCCGTTCGAGTCCTTCTTCGTCTCGTCCAACGCGATCCAGACGACGTGGAGCGGGAGTTCGTGCAGCGTTGGGAGCAGCCACTTCTGCAAGTGCGAATCCAGTGTGCCCCAGTCCTGAATCTCCATGCGCGGCTTCGTGACTTTTCCGTCATTCAAGATCTCGTGGATGACGATGTCGCTGTAGAACGTGAGCGAGTCGACTACCACGGTTTGAATGCCGTATTGTGCGTGGTTCTTCGCGATCCAGACGACAGCCTCACGCATCGTCTTCACTGCATTGATCTGCACAACAAGCACATCGGCCGGGACGTGGCGAAGGGTTGTGTCGCCACCTTCGTTACCAGCGGACAAGAAGATCGGGCGCGGCCACGTCGCCGCCGTGGTCGTCTTCCAGTGTCGCGTCGGCCCGTAGATGAACGTGTGTAGAGGACGCGGCGGCATCTGCTTGCTACTGACAACGTTGAGACTCACGTGTTATTTCCTCTCGCGGTAGAGAGCCGCCATCGCACCGTTGGATTCGCACCAATCGAACATTTTGCACAGGTACTTGCCGCTTGTACAACTGGACATGTTCTGAGGCCAGAAGTCTTCGTCGGCACGCTTGGCCTTAGATTGCATCTTCGCGTACAAGTCCAGTGCTTGCGGCGTGACCGATTTCAGAAAGCGGGCCACTTCATCATCCGAGATCTTGATCTCGAGCCGCGTGAACTTCGGTGGGTCCGACTTGATGATGATGTTGATGATGAAACCGTTCAGCGGTCCAAACACAGCGTCGTAATTGCCCAATTTCCAGATGGCGGCCTGTGTCATTAACTGGAAATCGAACGCGTACCCACGCGTGTACTCCTGTGACATACGGGCAGCTGTGTTGTGCGTGATGATGTCGTTCACGACGAACGTATGGAGCTTTGGCACTTCGATGCTGTACGTAAGTTCGCGACCGACAACCAGAACGGATTTCACTTCGTCCCACGTCACGTCCCAGTCCAACGCAGCTTGGACGCGCGGATTGTCGATCGTACGGGCGCGGTCCATCGTCAGGGTTTTCGCACGCCGTAGCATGCTTGTGGGAACACCCGGAGCCAAGAATCCACCGAGGCGCGTACCTTCGAGTTGCCGGAAGATCAAAGCGGTCGGAATTTCTCGGTCATCTCCAGGCTTCACAGCGGCCAGCGCCGCGCGGACCATCTCCGGGTATTTCAGAAACGGAATGCGTCCTTCGATACACCACGACAGGAACTTACGTTTACCCGGCCGAGTAACAACTGTCGTGATCCAGTAAGGAAGACGTACGCCCTTGTAAAGAACGGTCGACGAAGTCACCGTCGACGGGATCCCGAGTTGCAAGAGGAGGCGTTGCGAACCCTCGCAGAAAGCCTGCGAGCGCGAGACATGCGCGATACGAACCTTCTGCTGTGGTGCTACGTTCGGTCGGTTCTTACAAACCTCCTCCTTCGTCTCCACACAACCGTCCGTGTTCCAGATCCAACCGAGAAGGATGGCGGCTTGCCGATCCGGAAGCGACAACATCTCTCGAGGAATGAACTTGTGCGGCGCTGTGAGATCTTGCGTACGATCGAAAAGGCCGAGTCCTTCCATCAAAATCCGCAAACGACTTTCGGAATCGTGTGACACATTCAGCGTAGGCGCTGTTCGGCGTCCTGTTTTATCTACAACCACATGGAACGACTTTCCAGGCTGAGTGCTGTTTTCTTCGTACCCGAGTTGGTTGAGGAGTCCTTTGAATGCCTCAAACACCGGTCCGCTTTTACAAAAACACAACGAATTCAAAGTGCCATCACCTAACATAGCGCCAACGAACGCTACTTCGGCATCCTTAAATCGTGGCACCCCGTTGTAACCAGCGGTGCTACTCGGCAAGGCGCACCATGAACCGGCGGAAAGACCTGCACCCGGAATCCAACCTTGTGGTGTCCAGAACGGATGTGTTGCGCCTACAGAAAGACGCCGTCCTGATGCAAATATAACTTCGAAGACGTCCTCCACAACGTTGCGTTCCGGTGCGTTGGCCTGTGTCTGTACAAGCTTTCCTGTTACCTCATCAAAAGCTAATACTGAAGGGCCTTCCCCCCGTGCATACCACTCCGCGGTTGTGCGTAAAGTACCAGACCGATAGTCGCGGATAAGGCTGGAGCCGATCTGGCACTTATGGTCACATGACCACACACCATCCGCCACGCGCCCGTAGGGTGCGGGCGGGGCTCCGTCCGCGCGCTTTGCAACCAATAAATCTAGACGTGCTGTCAACGGACAGTGCCTCTTACCGTCCGTCAACTCCGCTGCGATTTCGTATTCGACAGCGCGTGTATCCCACTCACGTGCTTCCTGCTCCCCGTACTTCTCAAAGTAGGCGTACAGCAAACGCCGTGCCTCGGCCGCGAGCTTCGGTTCGTACGGCTCCACTACGTATGTGGGCCGCCACGTGTCCTTGCCGCCCGTCTTGTAGTGGCGTGCCAGGCACGCGTGCACCAGGGTGCCGAGGTCAAGCGCTTCGCTGCCTCGAGTCGGGGTAAGCTTCTTGACGTACGACAGGAAGGCCCGGCGTTGGCACGCCATGTACGTCTTAATCCGGTGCGACCCGAACGAGCTCTCGCCACCGATCTCTTCGTCCGTGAAGTTGGCCTTCAGCACCTCGTCCACGGAGTGCGGAAGTTGTGGATCATCCCAGGCAGCCCCGAGTACCTCCGGTGAGAAATTCGGCAGGAGGATCATGGCTAGTCGTCTCCGAGGAGGTCGAACCCCGGCGAGACCGCCAGGTCCTGCAGAAGGCTCTGGATTGGGTCGATGGAGGTGCCCTGATCGGTGTGCGCCAGAGCTCGGGCCATGTCACCGATCTGGTTGATGCCCTCCCCGCCCACGCCGGTCACCTCGATCGTGCCCGTCTTGCGCATGATGGCGGCGATCATCAAGTCATCCAGCGTGCCCAGGGCCCGCATGAACACCTCGTCTACGTCACGAACCTGGCCCTGCCGATGGACACGCCCACCAGCCTGGAGGAGCTTGTCCGGCACCCAGTGGAGGTCGTTGAAGATCGTGCAGGAGGCGGCCACCAAGTCATTCAACGACTTCTCACAGGAGGCCAGCGTGGCGACGTAGACAGCCTTGCCGTCGTGGGCAGCCATCTCTTGCGCCAGGGAAACGCGCTCCGCCAAAGGCACATCACCAGAGACAGGACCAAGGACCTTTATCCCTGTGTTTGGTGTCAGGGCCTCGACGAAGGCGGCAGCGGCGCTCTTGAACCACGTGAAGAGGACGATCTTCTTGTGTGTCTCGAGCCAGCGCTCTTGAATGGCGGCACAAGTGGCTGGCACCTTGGCCAAGGCGAGTTCCTTGCGGAGGTGCGTGATCTGAACGATGCGCTCGGCGCCGGCGCGCACATCCACAAAGGCCTGCCGCACGTCGTGGTCGATCTCATCGTAGCGTGCCCGTGCTGTACCGGAGAGTTGAACGTCCACAATGTGCCGGCGCAGGGGCGGCATCGACTTGAGTACCTCGCCGCGGGTGCGGCGCAACATGATGTCACTCAACCGCACGCGAAACTCTTCGACGTTCGTCTCCCCGGTCGGTTCCCACCCGAACTCGCCCTTCATCAAACCCTCGTAGCGCACACCGAATGGAAAGGCAGGGCCGAAGCCATCCGGTACAAGGCAATCTAGGATCGACCAGAACTCCCCGACTTCGTTGGAGATCGGTGTGGCAGACAAACCAATGCGCCGTGTTATGGACGCGAGCCGCATGAACGAGCGGACCTTGCTCGCGCGCTGTGTTTTCCGACCGCGCAAGTCGCTGATTTCGTCTAGGATTACAGCCGTTGGTCGGAAGGCCGTCATCAAGAAGGGCATCCAGTCCTTCAAAACGTCGAAGTGGATGAAGGCCCAGGAGAGGGAGGAGAGGTTCGTAGGCGGTGCGGTAAGGCGCCCTGTGAGGGGGGCTACGTCCAGCCCAAAGGCCACCTTTGGATCGCCCGTAGGGGAACACCAAGCACCCTGAGAGATGAGTGGGCCGATGATGAGGACCTTCTGGTGTCCTTCGACCACGACAGTCGTAAGTGCCTGTAATGTCTTGCCAACACCGACATCGTCCGCTAGAAGCGCGCCGGGGCGAGCCAGCAAGAACCGGATCCCATCCAACTGGTAGTCGGCGAGGCGCTTGGCCCCGACTTGTGTCGGTACAGGTCCTTCGTATCTAGTCGGAATTGTTTGCGGCTCGAAGATGTCTTGACGAGCCAGAACGAGGTTCCGATGCACCAACGGCCGCTTGACCTTGCCCGAAGGCGGCAGAACACCAGGGAGTTGCTCGAGGAGCTTGACGAAGTTGTCCGAGGGCAGGTCCGAGATCTCGAACCAACCGGGCTTCGCTGCAGGAACAAGTTTGACGCGTCTACCGGTGCCGGCAGCCGCTTCCCACGTCATCAATGTCGATGCCTCCCACGAGCCTCCTTGGTGTAACCCGACCTCGGCCCGGCGTCAAGTTCTAATGCGCTTGCCATGCGTTTTTTTCTAGCCCTCATGTGGAGGGCCGTGTATCCTGCTTCTTCACGCTGTGGGAGCGTGCACCTCAGAAAAGTGGGAACGATGCGCGTCTACTCTCTCCTTGAGCTCGCTCAACTTCAAGACGACCCGGATCGCTGGCTGGTCCCGAACCTCGTCGCGAAGGCCTCCCGTGTGATGATTTACGGTGTAGGAAACGTCGGGAAAAGCTGGGTGTCCGTGGACTTAGCGATGGCCATCGCTGTGGGGGACTTGTTCATGGGGCACCTCGCCGTGGGCATGCCGGGCCCCGTCTTGGTCATCTCCACGGAGGGGGACATCTACGCCAACCGCGACCGCATCTTGGGATTGGCAAACGGGCACGCCGTGACGGACCACGCCGCAGTGCCGTTCTACTTCGTGCAGGAAGCACCGCAGTTGGATCAAGCAGATGACCGCAAGATGTTCTACGAGACCATCGCGCACCTGCGCCCGCGCCTCGTGATCTTGGACCCGCTCGACAGCTTCTTCTCCGGCGAGGAGAACTCGGCCTCGGCGACCAAGCCGATCCGCTTCTTTCTCGACCGAATCATCCGGGACTTCGGTTGTTGCATCATGCTCCTGCACCATGAATCGCAGGGGAACGAGAAGGGTGGATTCAAGAAGCCGCGCGGAACCACGGCGTGGCAAGGATGGCTCGATACGATCATCCACGCTCGAGGGCTACCCGGGAATGCGCTTAGCCTTGAGGTCGAGAAGCAACGCAACGGGCGGAAGGGAATGTTCTACTCGCTCGACATGGGGATTGAGGTGGAGCGCGGTCTCGTCCGCTTGACACCGAAGGGATCGCAGTTCGACGAGGGGCTCGCCGGCTACATCGTGCGCCTGCTCTCCACTTGCGGGAGCATGTCGTTGACGGACTTGAAGACTTACACGGGGCGACAGGGCGTCGTCCTCATGCAGGCACTTGAACGACTTGAGCGGTCCGGTCAGGCGATTCGCTACCAGCAGACGTTCGTGTCCGCGGCGGGAACAGCGCTGAGCTTGCCCTACTTCGGCTGGCGCTCGCCACTTGCGCCAGAGCCGCCGGCACACATCACAACGCATTAGGACGCGTCTTCTTCGTCATCGTCGGGTGTGTAAACCGGGCGCCCTGGGGCCAACACCCTAGTGCGCGGGCGGGCTACTACACGAAACAGTTCGAAGTGTCGAATGATTGCTTGAGCTTGCCCGAGGTTTGAGGTCGGCTCGTGTTCCTCTTGCAAGAATCCTTGCAGCGCTGTGTTCCTCGCACGAGCGTCGATGTTGAACAAGTCCGCGAATCGGTCTCCCAAGAGCTCTTCCAGAAAGTGGAACTCGACGTCCCGTGCAGCGCGTACTGGTAGTTGCGACAAGGGCCAGTCCACAAGCAGCGTTCCCTCAGTGCTCGAGAGTTGCCAAGGCAGGGGAGGTCCCCCAGTCGCTTTTTGCGCGGCCGTTCCCAACTGTTGGCGCAGGCGATTCTGCTCTCGCTCGAGTTGCGATAGACGCTTCTCAACAACGCGGTAGTAGGCAATCAAATCATCAACGGTCTCAAGGCTCTGGCCATCCAGCGTTACAAACGGCCAGACGACCTCGGCGTCGACATCGATGATGACTCCCTTGGGCAGTCTCTTGCGCGGCTTTCGGGTAGGCATGGGGTATTCTCCAAGCACAAGGAAGAAGTGTAGTAAGGAGTTGACAAGGTTCAATGGCGATCGTATGTTACACCTTGTCGCGGGGACCACCTGCGGCCGGGACATCTGACCGTCGCATCGCTCCCACGGCGCCTCGGTCTTCCTCCTCCCCCACGAGCTTGTTCCGGCCGCAGGTGGCTTAAAAGAGCCGCCTACTCGGTTGCGTCGTACGCTGCCTTTGCTTCGTCGATTTCTATCGGCGCGGCAACCATCCCGCACTTGCAGTTGTTGTAGCGCGCGAAGGCCAAATCACTCTTGATAATGCTGTCGAGGAATGGCTCCAGCGCCTTCTTCCTGCGCTCGGCAAGGGCGCGTGCAGCATCCAGCTTCTCCTCGAGATCAAGGCAAGCGCGGGCCATCAAAAGAAGTTGCTCTTCCTGGGTCCAGAGTTGCCCCTCTGGGCGCGGGTCAACGACAGGGGCGGCAGAGACTTGGATGAAGGAATCGCCGTGTAGTTTGCTGGCCTCGTCACAATCCACCATTGCCTCAAGGGCACTTGTGGCAGCGCCTTCGAACTCCCAGCATGCCGAAGAATACGCACCGCAACCCCAACGCCAGAGTTCCTTTCCGTCAGGTCTGTTTGCAGGCAGGCGCCAGCAACGCGCGGCGAAGTGCTCTTCGTTTCTGTACCGCGCCCAACCGCCATCATCGAGTTGATACCAATCAAGCTTCGTTGTCCGGGGAGTCATTTAGGCCACCTTCACTTCTCGTCGGCGTCCGCATAGGGGTACTTGTCCGCGTGTTCCTTGTGGTACTTGTCACGCTGCGCTGCGTCCATCTCAGCCGCCTCGCGCAAGGTATCTGCGAGGCTCCGCAAGAAGTCGGCGCGTTCACGCTCCCTGTAGGAGGTTGAGAGAAACGCGGCGGCGGCCTTGTCCGCTACTAAGGCAATGGCCGCAGCCCAGCCTTCTCTGGCGCCGTTTGCCCTGCCCTGAAGCCAGGTGTTCGTGGAGCGGCTCTCCCAGAGATCCCCGTCCGGGATTGGCCCGCCGCAGTAACTACACATGGCACCCTGGTGTGCGCTCACTGATTCTTCCCCGCGGTTCTTGGCTGCTCGTTATCTTCCAACGGAACGACCTTTGGTCTGTGCGTCACGTGTAGATAGCGCTTCTTGTGTTCAAGGCGCTCGTCGAGCTCCGATTCGGCTTCGGCTGCGCGTGCGTTCGCATCTTGAATACAGGGCACAAGCAAGTCTGCGACAGTACGCAAAGCCTCGGCGGCTTCACTCTCGCCATCCGCCCACGCTTGAATCGATCGCTGCTCGAGGATTTGGCGCGCGTAGCGGAAGGCACGGAGCCGCTCGTTCATGCCTTCGATTCCCAACAGCAACTCCGCTTCGATGTCCACTCCACGGTTACCCATTTCGACGGTCCTTTCTTTGCGATCCTGCCTCTCCGTGCAGTTCATACCCGATGTGCGCGGCGGCATTACGCAACGGGATCCAGTGATGGTAATTATCGCATTCATCCCAGAGCTTCTGGATGCGCGCTGCTACCACCTCTTTGGGTTCGTCGACGACTTCGACAGTGACACGGAATTTGTTGACCCGCACTTCGCCGTTAAAACAGGACGGCTCGGTCTGCCGCAGACCGCCGACCTCGTAGCTGTCGATGGTGCGAAACGTTTCGAACACACGCAGGACTGGTGCGCGTGGGTCAGCCTTCGTCTTTTTCATTCCAGCCCTCCTCTAAATAAGCGCAGTAGGCCACCCTGCAATGGTGGTGGTGTCGGTCACGCCATGTATCGCGTTCGCGCTTGAATTGCTCACAAGCGGCGAGCGAAACTTCAAGCGCGTGAAGAAGTTCCTCTGCTTGATCGACGTCTTCTCGAAGCCGTATCACTTCGTACACGAGAAACAAGCCGTCCTCGTAGTTAGTGACCAACCCAATGTTTGCTTGCAGTGCTGCCTTGATGCGTTCTAAACGCTTCGTCGCGTCTTCGCCCATCCGCCCTCCTCTAGTGATCGCCGCAACCGAAACACAGGTAGACCTTCTTTGTGTCGGTCCGACTGCGCGTATTATGAACCCACATCGCGCGTTCCTTACCGCATACGTCACACATCTTAGGCATGCCCGTCACGCTATGCAGTAGCTCACCGGTGAACGCGCCGACCTTGAGATCCACATCTTTGCGCTTGAGTAGGCGCGGCTTCGCTTCTTTACGCATGGTCATCCTTGCAAGGACCTGTTATCCCCAAACACATCTCCACGATCTCAATGCACAGTGCATCGAGTCGATTGCGGTCCGGGGCCTTGGGGAGAGGAGACGTGCGTTCTAGTTCGGCGAGTTCCTTGTCCTCCCGGTCGGCGTACTCTACCAGTTGCTCGTAGGTCCACGCACCGTTGCGGATAGACAAGAGCTCTGCCGCGTCCGGCCGGAAGACGTGGACCTCGCCAGTCGTCAGGATTTCGCGGCACATGCGCAGGAGACGGACGAGGTGCATGCCGTGTTTTGTGTCGAAGGCATACTTCCGCTCGAGCTCCGCCCGTGCCGGGTTGCGCGTGGTCAGCCAGTTCTGGTACTGCGTCCACTCTACTTGTGCTTGGTGGAAGCGCCGCTCCGCGTCGAGGTTTGCCATGAAGTGTTCGTCGAGACCGATAGCCTTCATGGCGGCATGCCGCTCGTTCAGATCGACGGTGGTCATCCAGGCGGCGACACGATCGCGGACGTAGATCTTGCCGGCGTCGTCGAGCGGAGCGAGGTCGAGGTTCCATTCGTCGATCGTCTTCTGTATTTGCGACTCGGCGAACTCTCGCACCTCCTTCGGTACGAGGACGCGCTCAGGCAAGCCGTAGGTGCTTCGTACAGGCGCAGCTTGCGGTGGGTTCTGCAACCAACGATGGTGGGTGCGGATGCGCTTCAGTTGCGAGAGTGCGTATCCGGAGAAGGTGTGCTTCGCCTTCCGCGAGAGGAAGAGGTCTCGATTATCAAGGAGCAAGTGCCCCGCGGCGGTCAGAATCCTGTAGTGGCTTCGAGGTTGCCACAACACTTCGATGATGTTCGGGTTGCAATCAGCGGCCAGGCTGAAGAACTTCCGGATGTCGAAGATGACCGTGTCATCGGGGGACTTCATCTCCGCCTGTTCGAAGTGGTTCACGAAACCGTAGAAGTATGGCGCGGGCGGCACGGCAACACCTCTGTAGTCCCGGTCGGATGTTGGTAGTGCGGTGCCATAGGCGTGCGACCCACCGTGGACGAGAAGGATCGTGTGCTTCGAAAGCCAGTCGAATACGTTCATAGTTTTGCCGTGACTTTCAGCGGCTTGAGGACGGGCCGCCCGTTGAACAAGAGCCAGGGCGAACGCCGGAGACCCTTCGGGACTTGGCTCCAATCGTACTGTTTGATGGTCTCAATGAGTTCCAGCGTGCAACTCCAACAGTAGTGCTTCATGAACGTCACACGTTCATAGACACGTATCTCAAGGTGCCCGAGCGCTTCGTGATATGGACCACCGCAAACGGCGCAGGGGATGGCTGGCGGCCACGAATTGGGCGCCGGGGACGGCGTAGTCGGTTGGCGGTGTTCATCGGGGGCTTCGCATTCCATTGCCTCGCAGGGCGCGCAGAGTCCGTAGTGATTGGGTGTACGCCGGCAGGAGTGGTGCAGGCAAGTGCAGATGTCTGGCGTGTAGGAGCGAGAAGGGGTGGGTGTGTGCTTGGCCATCTGCTGTTTCACTTCACCAGGCGCAGGTGCCCCCGACTCGTTTTAGTGCCCTCGACTTCGTCCTTGTGTTCCAACTCTGCAGGTGTGTCTGCAGGCCAAACGGCTCCATGTTCGCCATCGACTGCGATTGCCGCAAACACCGCGCCCCACGGAATGCGGCAACGAAAGGGCCGCCGCGCGAAGCTCAGCGTCGCCACCAGGAAGTCGTCGCCGATGTCCAAATCGGGGATCTGGATCACCATGTCATACCCGATCTCCAAGATGAGATGGAAGTCACCGTGATACGCTGGCGGCACCTCGACTCCCGGGACTCGCGGGTCTAGGTGCATGTATACAGAGCCGCGCTCTAGTAGCGCGCGCACCACGGCGGACTTGTTGGTGTACGGCTCTTGTGCGTCGGTCATCGTGTTCTTCACTCCTCAAGCCCAGACGTTGTGCGTGGATGAAAAGCACCGGACAGACTGCGGAAGGCGACGACTTGATCCGTGGATGTAACGCACGCGTCTTCGGCTTCTTTGCGTGTGGTAAACACCAAAGCTTCGCAGAGATCAACGCACCGTGTATTAGCAGGCCCAAGCCAACCGTCTCGGTTCCGAACTACATAGCCGTATTTCACCACTCCTCGTCCCCGAAATCGAAGTACTCGTCAACTGCAGAGATGACGCCCGCGAAGATTTCTTCCTTGATCGCCTCTTCGTTTGGCGCATCTGTGTGCTTGTGCGCGCGCCGCCAGCCGAGGTTGACACCTTCTTCAACAGCGCGCCGCATAACCTCGTAGGTTCGGACACGTAGAACGGGCCCGGAGACCTTCTTCTTGGGAGATCGCATGTCAACTCTCGACTTTCAATCCGGCCTTGCGCCAGCAGGGCTTGCAGTCCTGTCCCTTCTTGTAGACTTCATCGCCATCCACGAGCGAACACCGGTTAGGATCAACACCAAGCATCATGGCGCCACCACAAAGCGACCTGTTGTCCTCGCCGAAGACATGGAAGACGCGCCCGAAACCCGGATGCGTGATGTACAATTTCTTGGCTGTTTCCATTGAAGCCTCCTAGTCCAACTGCACGAGCTTTGTAGTAACTGGCGGCAAGGCCTTCCGCTCCTCTTCAGGAAGAGCCTTCTGCGAAGGTAGGCCTACGATCTCGACGCCCATCTCGATCAAGAACGGCGATGGCAGCGCGGCCTTGCCGTAGAGTGTCGTCTTCGGACAGCCGAAGGTGCAACTGTTCTTTGCGCGCGTCAGCGCAACAAACATGACCCTGCGCTCTTCGTCTGTGTTCTGCGCCTTCGCGTGCGGCATGATCCCAGTCACGGCACCAGCTACGTAAACGTGTTCGTTCTCAAGTCCTTTCGCCTTCCAAATTGACATGAGGCTGACCACGTCCGGCTGGTTACCACCCGCAGCCCGCGCCGCTTCGAGCGCACGCTCCGTGGCATCCACGTACGCGAGCAACTGGGACACGTTCGGGAAGGCCTTCGCGACACGCAGGAGCTCCATGACGTTCGCAACACGGTCGGACTCCGCGTCGTCGTCGACGTCGTCCCGCTCCAACCACTTGGTGTACTGTGTGCGATCGAGAAGCTTCTCCAAAACATCGCCGGCGGGCTTGTTCGCGACGACCAGCGCATTCAACTCGCGCACTAGGGTGAGCAGTTCCTTCAACGAGTTGTTCACCGCTGGGCGCCCGCGGTACAAAGCACACGCATCAAGGAACGAGATCTTCTCGGTCTCGGCGAAGGTTTCAATCTCGTTGACGGTCACCTTCCCGATATAGCGGAACGGCACGTTCACGATGCGCTTGGCGTGTGTACCGCGCGGGTCCTGCAAGGCGACGACACGCAGGTACGCAAGCATGTCCTTGATCTCTCGACGTCCGTAGAAACCCGTGCCAGACAGCAGGCGGTACGGGATGCCGGCGCGCACGAGTTCCGATTCGATCGGCTGCGCAATCGCGTTGAGGCGGAAGAGCACGTAGAAGTCGCCGGGCCGCGCGCCGTCCTGCAGACGGGCCTTGATATCCTGCACGAGGCCGTGCGCTTCGTCTTCCGGATCTTCGTAGATGTGGGCGCGCACGTAACCAGGCCCTGGTTGCACCGGCACGATGTCGCCGGACAGATTCCAAGCCTTGCCACGCACTAAGGTTGAGGCAGGCTCGGTGATTTCTTTCGGGGAGCGGTAGTTGATCGGCAGTCGGTACAACTTACAGCCCTCGTGCTTCGAGAAGTCGAGGAACTCGGATGGAGCCGCGCCTCTGAAGCTGTAGAGTGACTGGCAAAGGTCTCCCACTATCATGAGGTTGTTGGTATTCGACATCAGCGTTTCCACGACGCGATACTGCACCGTGCTTGTGTCCTGGGCCTCGTCGACGATGGCGTAGTCGAAGCGCCCAGTCCAGTTCTCCTTGGCACCTTCCACCTCACAGAAGGTCCGCCACGCACCAAGCAGCATGTCATCGAAGCTGAGGAGTCGGCTCTCCTCGCGCTTCTCCTCAAAGAGGCGGTACACACGAATCAACGGCTGCGCGATGTTGCCGCAACCGATTCGATCCGCGACGGCCTCGAGCCCCCGAATGATTTCTCGGTCGTGTCCCTCCGGCGCCCACAGGCCCGCGGCCTTCGCGAAGGCGATGAAGATGACGGCTTCCTTGAAGTTGACGACGTTGCGGAACTTGTCCCCGACGATGCGCTTCAGTGCGTAGCGCAACGTGTCCTTCCCATCCACCTCGAAGCCGGCACAGAAGCGCTGCCCGTCCTCGCGGAGGATCTCGTAGCAGAGAGAGTGAAGTGTCCCCATACGGAGCTCCGTGGGAGCGCCGAGCTTCTCGAGACGCGTACCGATCTCCTTCGCAGCGAAGCGGGAGAAGGTCGTGGCCAGAAGACGTTCCGGCGGAGTTCCATTCCGGATGAGATTCCACGCACGTAATGTAAGTGTTGTAGTTTTTCCACTTCCGGCCGTGGCGCTTACAACTGCCCGACCTTCGCCGTGGTTCACAGCCGCTTGCTGCTCCGGGTTCAAGCGAGCGTAGGCTGCTTCGAAGTTGTCCATTCTTTTCCCTTGTGCTTGCCCTCGACCCCACGCCGAGGATGCTGTTCTAACCGATGCGAGTTACTTGGACAAGAGCCCTACGACAAACAGGAACACGAAGAAGGCCGTCGGCACGGCGAGCATCCACGCGAATTGACGACCCGCACGTCCCGTCATCTGCCGGTGCCGTCCCTTTTGCAGGCGCTTCGTGTTGAAGCAGGGCTCACCCAGCTTCCAGGGATCCCAAGTGCTTAGCGCCACGCCGTCACGGTCACGCAGTTCCGCGAGGAGTTCGTCCTCCTCCTCCCAGTCTTCGTGCGTGATCAGTTCGAAGTTCGTCAGGAACTCGTGGCCTTCGATCAGAAGGCCGGCGGCTTGGTAGACGTGGGCTCGCTCGGTCGCGTGTCGCCGGAGCCAGGCGTGCCCGTCGTCCGCGAAGTCGTGCAAGACGAACGTCAGTTTCCCGGCCGGCTTACGAACGGCCCGGCCAAGACGCTGAACGGCCTGGATGGTGGACTTGCCCCCACCCGCAACCACGACGGTTCGGAGCTCGGGGACGTCGACGCCTTCGTCGAAGACCGAAGTGGCGACGAGGCACTTCAAGTGCCCGTGGTTCAACAAGGCGATGCGGCGATCTCGTAGCGCTACGGGGTCGGAGCCTTCCACAAAGTCGGTCGGGACACCCGCTTCGTTCAGCGCTTGCTTGAGCGTTAGCCCGTGCGCTGTCTCAACCACAAGGACGAAGGCCGGTGCCTCCGCCTTTTGAATAAGCTGCACGATCAATTCGTTCCGGGCCTCGTCGGTGACGAGGGCGGCCTGCCGCACGTCCTGCCAAGCGCGCAGGTTCTCGATGTTTCGCTCCGACCGGTACGGGTGGAAGACGGCCTTGCCCGTCGCCAGCGTGCCGTCCTGCTGCAGTTCGCGCAGTGTCTTCTGGAAGAGAACCGGACCGAGCAGACCGATGGTCAGCGGATCGAAGCCGTCCTCTCGATCGAGAGGTGTAGCCGAGAGCCCGATGCGCCAGATGGCTTGGTTAGCTCGAAGGATCACCGCTGTGTACTCTTCGCCGGCTGCGCGATGGCACTCATCTACGATCAACCCTTCGGTCTGCAAGAACACGTCAGGCCGGTTGACGAGGGACTGATAGGTAGCGATGAGGACTTCATGACCGCGCGGCGGGCGGTCCTCCTCTCGGAGGGAGTAGGCCGGCACACCCAACTCACGGAAGGAGCGAAGGGTCTGCGTGACCAGGGAGCCGCGATGCACGAGGTAGAGCCAGCGGTGTCCAACGTGCTGGATGATGGCGGCGGCCGTGCGTGTCTTCCCGGCGCCGGTACCCATGTCCAAGATACCGCGCATCTCTTTGACCGCGAGTTGCTTGGCCTCCTCCTGGTAGTTCCGCAAGGAGGGCTCTGCATGACGCTCGAGGTCGGGTGGAGCGGATTCGACCAGCGAGAATGAAAACCGGCCAGTCAGTCTCTTCTTCAAGAGCGGTAGGTAGCCGCTCAGGAAGATGCACTTCTCAGCATCCGGGCGGGTGATGCCAGCCGTGTTGAGCCGCGCCTGCAGTCGGTCCGTTCGCAGGCCTGCGCGCAGCGTGTGCAGTTCCTCGTCGAAGAGGCGCGCCTCCAAGAAGGCGTCGGGATCGTTGAAGCCGAACGTCTCTTCGATTGTGGTAGTGACCGGACCGACACGTACTTTCAGACTCATTGGCTTGTGGTGTCTCCTACTGTAGAATGGTTACAATGAGCGCGGTGAACGACGACACGGAAATTATCAAGCCCGAGGACGTGCAGGTCGGGCGTGGCCGATACCCACGAATTGACGGGGAAAAGTGGGCCAAGATGTTGCAGGCCTACAGCCAGAAACCAACCAAGGCCAACGTGATGTTGATCGCCGATGTTGGTGAGAAGCTGGCCGACCGCGCCATCCATCGCGGCTGGCCCGAGCTCGGCCTGCTTCCCTTCAAGGAGATTGTTCAAGACCAGCAAGCCATCTACTCGGCGATGGGTGCGTACCGCAAGCGGAGCCTAGCCGCAAGTCTCGCTCGCGTGGAGGGCACACGGCAGATGGCGCAGGAGGGCTTGGCGATCGAGACCGCCTTGGTCAACGCGACACGCGCCGGCGAGCTTCTCGAGCGCGTCCTCGATCAGGTCTTGCAAGGCGTGTCCGCCGGCAAGATCAAGATCCCGGAGATTCTCGACGAGAAGTACCTCATGGCCTTGGCCCGCAGTGCGCAGTCTGTCTCGGCCGCCGTCGAGAAGGCCATTGCTTCGCGGAAGCTGCACGGCTTGAAGCCGCAGGACCCGGTCGGCAAAGAGATCACCGAGCTCCTCTCGCGTTGTACACCGGAGGAGCTTGAGGAGGTACGAACCACGGGTACTATGCCGCGACGTTTGCTTGGCGCTGTTGGCAGTTCTGCTCGAGACCACGAGTTCGAAGATGACGGTCCTCTTCCCGAAAGCCTTGAGGGCTCGACGTCCGACCCGATGTCGAACAGCACGAAGTAGGTAAATGGTACAGGACGATCGAAGAGCGTCGCTCGCCGCGCAGTCTGCGGCGCAGCTTGCCTTGCGAGCCGATACAGCGCGCAAAGACCCCGCCGCCTTTCTCGAGTTCGCCTACCGCACGCCGGACGGCGACCCGATCACACTCGCCTGGTTCCATCGCGAGTGGATTCATCTTGCGCGGAAGAAGCGGCGGTTCTTGGTGAAGGCGATGAAGGGCGGAGGGAAGTCCAGCCTCCTCATGGGTCTCTCCCTCTGGGAGATCGGCACCAATCCCAACGTTCGAATCAAGATTGCTTGTGCGACAGACGCACAAGCACGCAAGCGTGTCTACGAGATCCTCGAAAACATCCGGCGCAATCCACTTGTGAAGCTCGTATTCCCCGATTTGAAATTGAGTGTATCGGGCGAAAAGAATAAACTACGCTTCACGGTCGAGCGCTCCGGTAACTTTAAAGACGCAACTGTTGAAGCGGCTGGGGTACTCACTTCAGTTAGCGGCGACCGCGCAGACCTCGTAATTGCTGACGATATCTGCGTGACTCCGGATTCTGAAGTCGTAACTGAAACCGGTGTCCGTCTCGCAGAGGAAGTCCAACCCGGGGACTTTGTCCTCGCCGGCGATGGCCGCCTTCATCGTGTAGTCAAGAAAAGCGTTCGTGCCTATGAAGGCTTTGTCTATCGTCCGCGGCAAGGGAATTCTGGAGGCAAGTGCTCTCGCGGCTTTGTTGTGTGGGGCACACCAGAGCACCGGATACAAACTGACACGGTCGACGGCTGGACAGCGCTGCAAAATCTTCAACCGGGCACAACGCTGGTCACCCGAACACCGGAAGAAGAGTGGCCTCTTTCCCGTGTCATCGAGAGTCTTCGTTCTTTGCGTATCTACGAGCCCGTTCAAGGGCACGGCGGTATGTCTCGTCTGGTAACCACCACAGAACTGGAGCAGTTACTCGGCGACCCGGATGTGTGGCGTTTGATTGGCTACTACCTAGCCGAAGGTTGGATTGCTAAGCCAACTGCCTACGCGAAGGCCATCGAATTCGTTTTCAACGTTAAAGGCACCGACTGTGCATGGGTCGAAGATCTGCAGGCCATCGCAGCCAAGCTGGATCGCAAATGTTCTGTGTCACCTCGGCCGAGCGCCGTTTCCATAAAGTTTACACACTCTGTACTGTGGCAAATTCTGAATGAGTTTGGCCGCGGTTCATCCCGTAAACACCTACCAAACTGGGCTCTCTGGGCCCCCCGAAATCTGACATGGCAATTGATGCTCGGCTATTTTCGCGGTGACGGTACACGCACGCCGGGTCGTGAAACCGTGGCTAAGTCAACCTCA